CGGCTGTCTCCAGCCAGAAGCTCAAGACCAAGGCGGCGCTCAGCCAACTTCAGCTGGTTCTTCAAGCGTTCAGCGTCGTTGATGTCTTTGGTCGTCTTCAGCGACTGCCGAAGGTTGAGGGCAAGCGCCTCTTGGTTCTTGACCTGCTCGCGACCAGACTTGACCAGCTTGTCTGCTAGTGCAGCCTGTTCCTTCTCATTACCGAGAGTGGCGTTCCGGTAGGTACCGTCAACAAGCGTTCGGGCGGCTCGCCGGTTGGCCTGTACTTGCGTGCCTCGAACAAACCCATCGAGATCCTGAGCAGCCCCACGAGCGTTCAGAGCCTTCTGAAGATCAGATAGCCTCTTTGAAAGGGAAATTAGAGAGTTGTATCTCTTCTCGGTGTCCGAGAGAGTTTTCAGGAACTTCTCGATACTCGCTTGGCTCTCCCGCGAAAGGGAGAGGTCGAGCTGCTTGGACTGTCTTGGAGCCATTAGAAGATACCTGCGAATGCTGCCTTCATTTCATCCAGAGTTCCCGCCGACCGCTCCGTTGTCGTTGGACTCTTTGAAGTCTGAGCTCCGCCACCATTCCCAAACGCTTGGTTGAGCAGTAGAGCCATCGTATCGTACTGCTGCATTATGAGAGCTTGTTGTTGCCCCAAGTGCAGCTTCAACTTCACTCTAATGTCTGCAAGGCTATACTGCCAGTACAATGTTCGAAGTTGCGAGGGGACCAGATCAAAAACGAGACAGATTGCCTCGATCAGAGGTAGTCCCCCCCACCACTTCAGGTAACTTTCAAGCCCGTGATTACCGCTTTGTGCAGATCGACCTTTTGTCGGGTCGTCTGCGCCGCTTTGACGAAAAAATCGAAAACGTGCTCCTGTGCCCAGGAGAGAAGATCAGCCAGTTGGGGGATCGTGAAAGGGATCTGAAACGGTGAAACGCCACCATTCAGAATTTCCCCTTTTTCATCCCGCTCCGACAGAAGTTCGATGAGCATTTGCGCACGAACATCATTGTCGATGGCCATCAGGGCGCCACCTTCGAGATCTCCAGCCACCCGGCAGAGACGGTCCAACAGCCCGTAGGACATGAAGACCTCTTTGGTGATATCACCCTTGGTCAGAGTAAACTTATCGTCCATGACTTTGCTCCACTTCAAACGACTTGCGGCCACCAGTAAAGGTGGCCGCAATACGAAGCAAGGTTTTTTCTGGTTAAACTTAGTTCACGAGCATGAAGCCCTGCTTGCCAGCCATCAGAGCGAAGTTCGCGTCCGAAGCAACCAGATCATAGATTGTCAGCTCCAGCGGGATGTTGGAGAAGTCGTCCGTGACGAAGTTGAAATCCAGACCGCTTGTGATGCGGACCTTCGGGAACACGAAAGCAGCCGGTTTGTCGTCAGCCGTTGTGCCCACGATCTTCGCCGAAAAGAACAGCTGACCAACAGAGTCGTCGCCAATCGAGGTGTTTGCCACTCTGCTGACGATCTGGCCAATCGGGAGGATCGTTGCCGGTAGTGGGGTTGTAAGGGTCAACACGTTGGCGGCGACCGACGCAACTTGACGGACATAAACCCGATCGGTGAAAACAGGATCTGCAATCAGGATCCAGTGGTTTGCCACGAAACCTGTTCCCAAGGTTACACTGAGCGTCGTAGCAGAGGCAGTCGTGGCGGTAGCAGAAGTCGTCACCACTGGAGCCGAAACCGAGTTCACGCCGCCGTTCAGGCCCAGAGCATAGGCCAGGTTGCGATGCGTGTATTCATAGATCTCGCCGCTGATCATGGTCTCGCTACCGGTCTTCACCGAATAGACGACCTTGTTCTGAATGCCCTGCGTCAGTTCCTTGAACTGCGGGGTGGACTTGATCTTGATGTTCTTCACCAGCCCAAGGCTGTGCGTCGAAGGCTGCAAATCGAGCATGTCAGCCTGAGGGCCGAGCATCAGCGTTGCAGTCGAGAGCATGAAGTTGGTCGTAAGTGCTTCACCGGCCATGGCAGATAATCCTAACTTTCGGTTGGTTTACTCGTCACTACTTGATAAGCAGTCCCTTGACTAAGGTTCTATTAGGTTAAAGGACATCGAAATGCGCGCACTGACCATTCGACTTGAAGACGAGATGTATGACCAGATCAAACTTCGTGGCCAGCTTCAGCGTCGGAAGGTCGGCCCGCAGATTTTGTTCATGCTTGCCCAAGTTCTCGACGAGGCCTCGGCCGAGAGCTTTGCCCTGCTCAACCCCGGAAAGTCTGATCAGACTTGAACCGAACAAAAATCGGTTGGGCAGGCTGGCTATCAGTGTTCAGCACTGCCCCAACACGGGTCGTACCCACCATGTGAATATGCCCTCGGATAAGAAGGGTCCCAGTCTCATAGATTGGAATCTTCTTGCCGGGGGTTAGTCGGTCCAAAACCCGGTTGACGATCTTGGCCATCCGGTCGAGGTTCACGTCCTCCCGTGTGGATACCACCACCGCGGCCGCTCCATCAACCAGTCGGCCGTCGGTATTGAGCATGAACTCAGACAGCCCCAGAAAATCCGCCTTCGGCCAGTCTGTGGGGTTGGCGAAAGCATCAAGGTTCAGTGGCGTCAGCTCAAACCCCTGTGGTGCCAGATCCAGACAGGTTTGGGCGACAAACCTCCGCATCGAAGCGTTGACGTCAAGATACTCGTTCATAGCTGCATGACCCTTTGGATGATTTCAGGCGTTCTGACGTCGGTGTAGTATTGAACAAAAGGTGCGAGGAAGGGGCGGGCTGGTCGGTTACTGGCACCGAACTCCCCGGACTCCGCCTTGTATCTGAGCTTGCCCCCCTTGAAAATCGACGTCAGGTCTTCTGGGAGTTGGGAGAAAGGGGTGATCTCCAAGGTCACGCGAAGAGCTCGAGCAGCCGAGGCAAACCGCCCCGCTCCAGCAAAACCTCGGGCGATACGCACCCGACCAGAGCTGCGGTCAAAACCTCGACCGAGCCCGGTACCGATGGTCACAGTAGGTGGACCGTAAGGAAAGCCTTTTGAACGATTAGAGACGGCCTTTCTCAGGCCTCCACTGAGCCCGAGATAGAACCGGTTGGAGCCTGATTTCTTGCGGTCAATCGTCTCGTCAGTGAGGTTGTCCCAAGTGGTATACCGCGAGATAACACCGGGTGTGTCATCAGAGCCGAAGACCCCAGCTATCTCTGTGAACATCCCTTTGACCAGTGACTCCATTGCTCGTTGGAGGGCAGCCATCTCCTGCTTCACAGCATCAGTGAAACCATCCTCAAGTGTGACCTTGACTTGGTTGTAAGCAATCTCGAAGGCACTCATCAGTACACCTCGAGCTGCAACACCCCAAGTGTCTTGACGATAGTATGAACCTCGTAGTCACCCAGTCGGTCACCGAGCTTGATGTCAGCTCCGGTGAACACCCGGTACTTGGGTCTTTCGAAACCCTGCTCGTCGACCAGACGGAGGGGCTCCAAAACGATCGGTAGACGAGGGTTGAGGATTTGTGGCGCCCCGTTGGTCTCCATCAAGGTCAACGGGTCTGCCTGGGTACTCTTGCGCGTCCAACGCACATGATCCGTGATCCGATAGGCCCGAAAGCGCATGAGTTCTTGGAGGACACCTTGACCGACCAGCAGGTAGGCGGTGTCCTGTCCGTAGATCACGGTCCCGGGGTGAGCCAGTGGGGTCTTCTGAACCACCGCGATACGGCGTGGAAAAAAGTCAGCCTCTTGGCTGATGTCTGGTGCATCTTGCAACGACACTTGAAGGACGTGACCTTGGTCAGTCTTCCAGCGGTCGAAAAATCGATGAACCAGATGCCTCTTCATTGCCCGGTGATTACATCGGTAGGCTGTGAGAGGACAAAAAGATTGCTGTTGAAGCCCACACTGACGACCGCCGCAACCGCTTGATCGAGGGTCTTCGCCAGTTTGGTTTCGAGATTGTTCCGGAGCGCCTGAAAGTCGATCTTGTCAAAGCGCGTGAAGACGTGGTCTTCCGACCGAACACTGGCACCGGTTCTCAGGGCCAGGGAGTCAGCAACGTTCAGGGCAGCCTGCAGCACGACTGCCTGATTAGCAGCGAGAGAGGTCGTTCCAAGGGAAACGAAGGCATTGATGAAGGACTGACCGACCGAGGCGGCCAACGTCACGTAGGCTCCAACCAGATCGACATCCGCGTCAGCAAGCTCACTGGGATCAAGCCCCAGCTCCGACCGAACACTCTGCGCCGTTGCGGTCAGCGGAATGAAGGTGTGGAGCCGGTAGCTCAAGCGTTGTTGATAGGTGGCGCCCTCATGGAGGAAGCTCACCAGAACGAAGCGATTTTCAAAGACCGTTCCCACAACCAACGAGTTGTAGACTGCAGGAACGGTCAGAGCTTCGCTATTCGTCATCGCAGGGAGCAAAGCCGAATGCACAGTCAAACCCCCGTGGTCACGGACCACGAAGGCTGCGCTGTCAGGTATCACGGGAACACCATCGACCATGTAGTCGATGATAAGCGTGACATCAGATCCGGCTTCGAGCCACATTATGCTTTCACCGGAGCTTTACCCTGAGGCTCTGGCTTCGTCGTGGCCGTCGTTTCACTCTTTTCGCCGACCGCCTCAACCAGTTCGAACTCCGACAGGAAGGACTCCACTGCCAGATCGAGGTTTCCTTCGCACTCAGCGAAGTACTTGAGGAACTCCTCATCCGTCGCGGTTTCAATCAACCTGCCGGCAATCAGCCGGATCTGACCAACGCCGATACGCGCCTCAACAAATGAAGTCCACGCGACGACAGACGGGCGGTTGTTTTCGATCAGATCGCCTGAGTGGGGATCGACCAGCAGAATATCAGAAGTGGTTTCAACGAGTACGGGATGCATTGTGAGCTCCATCGAGGGTTTTCATAAAGAGAAGGCCCGCCCACCAGAGGGGGCGGGCCTTTTCCAGCAGGCGGCAGTTTCGCTTACGCGGTCGTATCGAGCACCCGGCGGGTGTCGCCGTACGTCAGGCGGAAGCCAGAGACTTCAGACCGTACGTAGGTGATCGACTGGTTCAGAATAGCCGTTTGGCTTTCTGCGATCGAGGAACCGGTTTCCACCAGCTCTTCCATCGTCTCGCCACGATTGTAGGCCAGGAGACGGCCTGCTGGCATCTGCGAGGACAGTGCAAACGTCAGCGAGTTGTTCATGATCGGCAGGCTCAGATTGACCACCGGTCCACCAACCGAAGCGATCTTCTCAGCCTGAGAAACACCGCTTGGCAGGGTCTGCGAGAACATGAACATCAACTCGACGAACATGTCGTAGTTGCCCACGACCACGTCTGCTGGAACGCCGTCCTTGGCCATCTTCATCAGGAACTTGGCCAGAGCCTTGTAGTTGGCACTCAGGTTGTTGACGGTACCACCGTGGCTGGTGATCGTCTCCACTGTTGCAGCCGCGTTGACGCCGTCACCGTTCAGCGCCAGAAGGGTAGCAGCACGAACCTTCGAGAGTTCCTTCTCGCGAGCCACACGGGCTGCGTAAGGCGTCAGAACATCCAGACGGGCCCGACGGTTGAACTCGTAGCTCGTGCGGATAGCCGAACCGTGCTTGTACATCTTGACGGCCGTTTCCGACAGACGGATGGTCCGCACAGGGATGTTCGCCAGTTCTGGCACGGTGAAGCTGCCCCGCTCGTTGGTCTCGTCGAGCACAACCGTCGAGATCATCTCGTTGCCGGCGATATTGCGCGACTGGGAGATCAGCGGCGCCAGCGTCTCGAGGCCATCCTGCCGCGCGTTCCAGCGCAGCATGTCGTCCACGACTTCCGGAAACAATGCCCGGGTGCCGGGGAAGGTCTGGAAGGTGTCCGAAGCTGCCTGTAGCATCACACCACCAGACAGATCATCGCGCGTGGGCAGCACCAAATAGCTCAGTGCAGCTTCATAACCCGACATCTTGGCGGCAGCATGGGCTGGCGCCGAGTCGCCTTGCAGCGGGTCGATGGCAAAGGTCAGAAACTCACGCAGGGTCAAGCCAAAGTCCTTGGCCTCACGGGTCAGGTTCATACCAGCTTCGGCTGAAGTCTGGTTGGACGCCGCCCGCAGATCCTTCAGCAGGACCTCAACGGGACGACGAGCGAGTGTGGAAAGGTCTTTCATTTCGTCAGGTCCCTTATGTCAGAATAACTTCAACGGCGCGGCCATTGACGAAGGTTGCAATCGTCCGGTGGGTCTTGATGGCCGAACCATCATCCACAAGTGCTGCCCGAACTTCACCAGCGCCAGCGCCGCAGATCACAGCCCCAACGGTGACGGCAGGTGCGCCTGAAGCACGCAAGAAGTCCGTGCCCCCCTTCATGGAGACGGTGCCGACCTTGCCACCTTCAATTGTGCGATCCTCGTAGCTGGTCAGCCAGCCTTGGATAACATCCCCATCCGCGGCCAGTTTGACCGTCCGTGCAGCGGTCGTGTCGATAGACACGGCCTTACCGACGTCAGCAGCAACAATCGTTGTGGCCAGGTTGAAGGGGAAGTTGAATTCTTCTTGAACGATCCCGCGATGCGAGATGCCGCTACCGATGAATGCCATGGTCTGGCCTCCTTATACGCGCGTGGGTGAACGGAAGGCAGCACTGACAGTCGGTGCAGCCGGTTGGGTGTCAGTCAGAGTACCGGTGGAAACCCCACCAGTGGGCAGATTGCCCTGAAGCGCTGACTGCACTCCAGCGTCAACCTTGGCCTGCAATTCAGCAATCTGACTGTCTTTGGTCGCAACTTCCGCCTGCGAGGCAGTCAGAGCGGTTTCGGCAGCGGCCAAATCGGCTTGTGCCTGTGTCAGGGCGGCTGGAACAGCAGCGAGCTCTACCAACTTTGCTTTCACTTCGGTCAGGCCAGCGCTGAGCTCGGCCAAAAGGGTATCATTGGCCACTGGGGGCTCCTCTGAATGTTGCGGGGTTGCACTTAGAAAGATGGCCTGAGCAGAAACACCGCTAGCGGCGAGGCGCTCAAAATTCGTGGATGTCTGACGAGCCTGTCCGTGGATCTTGGCCCGCGAGGAAGCCCCCCGAGGTACGAGCGAAGTTTCGGACCACGTATCGACGCCCGCGAGGTTCAGATGAACACCATCAACTCCCAGCACATGCCCGTTGGGGCAGGTCCGGGTGAACAGGTCCATCAAGTCCGCTTCAGGGGAGAAATAGTCGTGCCCGCAGGAGCTGCACATCGCCGACCGAGACAGAAAGCCGACGGAGACTTCATCCAAAACCCCGAGGTTGATGTTCTCGATCAGCTGGGCCTCAGTCTTTGGCAGATAGAAATAGACACGAAGCTCATACTCACCATCGGGTGTAGCAATCACCTGGCCCTGAAATACCCGGCCGACCGGCAGTTCTTGACGGGCATTGTGCATCGTGTGCAGGGGCACGGACTCTTCGCCAGAGTTCAGCTTGGCAGCCATCTCCTCAAGTGTTGCCCGGGTAATCACCGCGCCATCGTACATCGAGCCCAACTGTTTGATGGGTCGTGTGCCCGCCGCGGTGGCCTCGAAGACAACAATGTCAGCTGCCGAGACGTCAGCACCGGCCAGCTTCTGGATTTGCGCCAGTAGCTGTTCAGTGATGTCAACGTGCTTCTGGTATCTTGACACGGAAAAATCCTCTCTTGTTCAGTAGCCCTACAGTAAACCGAAAGAGCAAGTCAAAGGTTACTTTGGAACTTTATTGCCTCTTGCCGACTTTGACCCAGGCGCTGCCAGTGAACGTCCCAGTGGATCAGAGTTCGGGCTGACGTCGGTTGCGTCGACTTCGGCCTCTTGACCCTTCGTCAAAAACCCAGTGCCCGACAGTACCGGAGAACCATCGGGGCGGATCCGGCCATACATGGCAAGATGATACTCGTCGTCATCAATGATCCCCTCAGAGAGGTCTTGGCGCAAACGAGTCGCCTTCATAATCAGCTGGGGTTCGAGTTCCAACGCCGAGCGCATCTCAGCCGGTTGGAATTCGCATTCCACATGGCTTTGAACGTGACCCAGAGCCTGAATGCTCATGGTCAGGAGCTGACTCCAGATCTCAGCGACAGGCAGATTGAGCTCTTCCGCGTTCATGGCGAAGATACGTGCTTCGACCGAAGCGGTGTTCACCCCGGACTCCCCTCGCCCGAGGATCGTGCCCATGGCACGCAAACCGGCCTGGTTCTGTGCGTTCAGTGCCCCAATGATGCTGTCGACGTTCAGGCCGGCCGCCGGGTTTTTCTCATTGAGGATCTTCGCCGAGACAGAGTCAGTGTGAACAAACGCCTGATCAGCCCGCATCTCGGACACCGTGCCTGAGATACCCCGGATCTGGGCGCCAACCCACAGCTCCAGCTGCGCTGCGTCGGTCTTCACGTTGGCCGGGGCGGACTTCTTCAGAACCTCTTCCAGAACGGTGACCTCGATCCGCGGAAAACCTGTGAAGCGCATGATCCGGTAGAGATCATTCACAACCTGCTGACGGGCAGCAATGGTGTTCACAGCACTCACGAAGGGGGAATAGGTGTAGATCTTGGTCGGGTCTCGGTGGAAGAACGACACGAAGAACGTGGCGACATCCAAGGAGATCTTCTTACCATCGGGGGTAGCCTGCTGGGGCTTGTATATCCCCGGCAGTTTCTCGAACCACTCGACGTTGATCAGGTCCACCAGTCGCACACCATAGGGGAGCTTTTGCTTGTTCAACAAAAGCTCGGCCCCCAAGCCACCGCGAAGGAGCAACATGTAGCGCATGTTCTCCGAGATCATCCGGACGGATGAGCTTAGCCGGAAGCCGTCCGAGTAGTCGAACCGGCTGGTCATGGCTTGGAGCACAGCGTTCATGGACTTCTGCGCTTCACGATCGATCAGCCCGTTGACATCCTTGGCCACAAACATCGGAGCGGTGTTTGCGACAGTCAGGTAAGCGCTCACCGCCGAGGAGACGTCAGGATCCTGAATGAACAGACCTTGCAGCAGTGCCCGACTATCCGACGCCGACCGGGTATCGAAAATATCCGTCAGGTGCTCCCGGTAGGTGGGAAGACTTAGGGTCTGCTCCGAGTTGGTCGGGTTGAAGGTCGAGGTGCTTGAAACCCCACCCGTTGTTGCCTTTTTCGGCGCGATGAACTTGAAGAATGTGTCGAGGCTAACAGCCATATCAGCGCTCACTTTCGCAGGTTAGGGTCTGCAAGCGAACGTTGCGAATGACCGCATTGATTGTAAGCATTTGAAAACCCGGTCGCATTGCCGCCGCCGCTGTCGGAAGGTTTGTCACGACCGTGCCGCTTGTTTCTGTGTTATTCGTCAGGTTAATGATGGTCCAACCTATGGCGTTACTTTGAGGCCCACAGAATATGCGGAAGTCATAAACCTTTCCGGTTAGAAATGGCACTCCCGTGTCTACCGTGCTGATCGTAACTCCGTCTCGAGTGACAAACTGCCAATTCGTGTGCAGTTGCCCAGCGTTCACATGGTTTCGGCGAAAGCCGCAATAGTTTCCTGCTGTCGGGGCGTCAGCGTTGACCACAGCCGACGCAAATACTTGATCAGAAAGACCAATAAAAATTCGAGAGCCTGTCGTGACCCCGCTCTCGTTGTAGCTGGCATCAGAAAAAGCGAGGCGAGAAGAGAATTCGAAACCGTTTGCCCCTGCTACTGATCCACGAAAGAATGAGGACGTTGAGTTTGAACTCCCTGCAACGGAGTTTGCTGTCGCTGCCGTGGCGAAGTTGATCATGTGACCGTATTGCTCAGTGGCAGCCGGATGACTGATCGTGCCGCTGTTTGCCAATGCGCCACCGACGCTGGTAAGTGTTGCAGAAGCAGCCGGCTTTATTTCAAAGACAAAGTTAGATGATCTATCAATGCCGAGCATTGTGGCAAGTCCGCTTGGACCTTTCACGAAGAGGCGCATACGTCCAGCCATGCGCCGAAAGTAGAGTTCTGCTGTTCCGGCCGCTGGAGTGACAGGTTCTGGGGTATCCGAAAACAGAACGTCTGTAGCGGCAGCAAGAGAAAACTGACCTGCGTAGGGCAAGCTGTTCCACGCGCCAACCCCGTTGCCGAATTTGAAGCGCCGAGTGTCTGTCTCTACACCCATTTCGCCAGCGGCCAGCACAGGGTTTGCGGTCGTCCACTGCGCGGCAGTGCCGTTTCTCAGTTGGATCGTAACGCTCATGGTACACCCCCATCAACTTCCAAGCCCACAACGGGCAGTGAGGACGGCGTGCCACCATCCACGTTAAACGGTCCAGACCCGCCCCCGCCTGAAGCGTTCAGATCAAACCAAGAGGTTCCATTGGAGAACCAAAGGGTACCCCCTTGCTCGAAGGTCTTACCTGAACTTGAAGCAGCCGATGGAAGGGTCACCACCGACGTATGCTTCACTCCGTTGAGGGGTCTGGTCATCTCAATTACCCTTGGATCGTCCAGCGGATTGAGGAGGTGGTCGGAGCGGTGGCGAAGGTAAACGTCACCGTGTTGACATCCGTCGCCACCCAGTCGGTTTCGACCCCAGCGTTGGTTGCGATCTCCCGAAGAGTGACATCAACATCCAAGGTGCCGAGGTTGTGTGGTACACCGATGACAGTCAAAGAGCCGTTGCCCATCGATCCACTGATCTTGCGGGAAACAACAGAGGTATCGATTGAGAAACCGGAGGCGCCGACCGTCAGCCCGCCAGCCGGGGCCACCACACCACGGAAGTCAGACCCTGAAAGAACTACACCGTTGGAGCCAGTGTAGGTGTTACCACCCCCGAACTGGGTCCAGGTCATAGCGGTTGTACCGACCACAATCACCACGTCGGATGTGATCAGATATTGACGATCAGCGTTGACGGTGCCCTCGGTCACGAAAACGTTTGTACCGGGCTGGAGTTCAGAGCCAGCGTCAGCATCGAGCGCCCGGGTGGCTGCAACAGCAGCGCCGTTCCAAACGTAAATGCCGTTCTGTGAGGTGGTTGTCTGATCCTTGAGAAGAATGCGATCCCCTGCAACAAGGGTCACCCCATCAATCGAAGCACCGGGGGAAGCAACAGTGATGTTGGCTGTAGATGCCGCCCGCACAGCGAGCTTTGTAGCCGAAAGACCACGGGCAAGGTTCTGAGCGGTTTGCAGGTTGACTGCATCAGTTCCAACCGATGGATCCCCGACGTTGATGATACGTTGGCCCGCGAGATCGAGGCCGTTTAGAATTTTCTTAGCCATGGTGGCCTCCTCAGTTTACGACCAAGCTACCGGAGATAGCGTTGGCGAAGGTGATGGTGATCGTGTTGACGGTGCAGACAACGTCTGCCTCTACTTCCTCACCAGCACTGGTGAAGACCGAAATTGTAGCCAACCGCCCCGTCGGATTTGGAAAACTCCAAAAGGCCGCCGGGGCTACTTGGTTCAAAGTGACACCACCGGCCACGACGGACTGGCCAGGGGGGCCGATGATCGCAGCCAGTTGGTTCTGGAGCTGGGGGTCGGGCGGAAGTTGTTCCGTCGAAACCGGGCCAATCCATTGGAATTCCGCAGGATTTACCGGAGGGGTCCACTCGAGGATCAGCACGTTAGGCCTCCTCGGTTACACGTTCACGGACCAGAATGAAGCAAGGAGCAACTTGGCTGATCACCCCGTTACCCCAATCGATACGGGCATCTGCGATCAGGTAGCCCGGGGGTAGGGTCAGACTTTGTGCAGCGGTTGCGGACAGAAGCCATCTGGCTGGGGTTTTCCCCTCTGCTGGAGCAAAGACAGAGGAGAAAACCACCAGTTCCGGAGCGTTGTCACCGGGGGGTTGATGACTAAGGCCCCCGACACCCTTGGCCACCGCCCGGAAACCCTCTGTACCCGTGACAGAGCCGCTCCGGACTTCCAGTCCAAAGCTGAAGCTCGCGCCTCGAGTCCAAATATAGGGGATAACACTGTTGCCCATAAACTTCGGCTCTACTTCATTGGACTTTCAAACGCTACGGTTTTCTCCGAAGACTTTCAGTTTGAAGGTTGGCCGTCTGCACCACCACTGTAGACCGAGGGTCTTCCTCACCAAGCAGTGCCGTCGCCAGATCGATGGAGTACACGGCAAAGCCAAGCGCGTGGAAGAAGTGATCATTGCCTGTGAGCTTGACCCAGACTGCAGGCTTTTCCGGGGTTTCGTCCCGAACCATGTCCTTGAGGTGTTCGGTGATGACAGATTTCAGGACTCCGTAGCCACTGAAACGAATGCGCTGCAGTCGAATGAGACGAGGGATCTCGTCGAGGAATGCTGTCCGGTTGGCCTGAACGTGGGTCGGCGGGTCTCCCACAGGGTTGACCATGTGGGTGCCGCGGTATTCCACCGGCATGATCTTTCCCTCAGACAGAACAAAGAGGGCGTCGGCACTTGGGGTGTAGGGGTGCCGGTCTACCGCCCCCCCGATCACGTTGTAGGTTTGCAGCAGCTCGGTCACGGTGTCGTTCAACTGCGCGACCGGCACGACAAGGAACCGGACCACATCCAAGGACTCTTTGCTGTCACCCTGAGCGACAACGATATGACAGGCTGCCCCCATGTCGATCCCGATCCAAGTGGCGCGGCTCCGGTCAGGGGTGGTTGTAGTGACGGGCGTGAAGCACGGGTTGATGTCCGCGTCACCCAGTCGCGCGGAGCCAGCAGTGTAAGGTTGCCCGAGAACAGTGTTGTGCCAACCTCGGATGAAGTTCTTCTGGTTGTACTTCAACATCTCGGTGATGACATAGGCGACAGACAGTCGATCCGTGGAGAACGGACTGACCCGGTAGCCTCGGTGATGGCTCCGGGTGGGATATTTCGCTACCCACTCACGGTTGTCCCAGCGGCTGAGATCCAAGGGCGCGCGGCAGCTCTCGCAGCAAACATAGGATTGATCGAGGTGCAGGCGGCCAGAGTCGATCAGAGGTGTGTCGATCTCCAAAAGTGGCATATCCGAAGGAAGTCCCGGCAGCTCGATGGACTTTTCTGTGAATGTCGGCTCCTGCCAGTGCTGGCAGGCGTCACACTTGACGAGATATCGGTGCTGATCAGAGGCCTGATAGCCCGCATCAATGCCGAAGTTCACGAAAGTGGGTGTCGAAAAACGCTGGTTGATGCGAAAATCGCTATTCTGCATCCGCGAGCTGAAGAGCGCGAGCATCTGCTGATCAGTGAGGTCCACTTCGTCGTTGAACACAGCGTCGGCAGGGATCGAGGTCGCATCTCCCTCCTTGGCGCCAGTGATGTACAGGAACGAGGTCCCGACCTGGATCAGGGACTTCGAACGAATGGGTTTGTCCCCGTTTTCAGTGTCGAGGTTGAAGACTTTCTCTTCTTTGGCGAGCGGAAGGATGCGTGTAGCCGAGGTCCGCTCGAACATCTGGTCGTTCGGCAGGGTGAAAATCAGGCTGGTGCCCCGGGTTCGCGCAAGGAAAGCCAAGGATTTACGGATTTGGACCTCAGTGTTGTGGGTGGGGATCATTCCCCGTCCCGCTAGAAAGAGATGACTGGGTGAGCTTACAGAAATACATCGGACTGGAACTGATGGAGTGGGTTCGACCGAAACGATCCGACGTCGAAAACTCTCCGAGGCTCGGCCGACGGCCCTGTTCTTGACCCTCGCTTGCTTCCGAGGGAGTTGGAATAGTATCTGATCCGAATAGGAGACGAAACTGACCTCAGCGATTGCCTGCTTTGGGGTGATGACCTGCCCACATTTCATGGTGGCGGATTCCTGTGGAGACCGCCAGCGTGTGCGGGTCTTGAACCCAAGAGATGCTGCGAGCTCCTCGAAGCCCTCAACCAGTTGTATGTTAGTGTTATGGAACGAAATCCTACCCGAAGGGGTGATTGACCCATCGGTGTCGAGAAGACCTTGCAAAAGCGCCCCTCTCTGTGAGGCTGAAGCCCTGAGGTATTCCTGGGGAACGTGCTTGTTCTTCAGAACACCAAGGTGTTTCAGAACCCCATAAACCTTTGCGGTCTCGGGATTATAATCATGAAGACGGTGTCGTTTGACTCCAGTTGGCAAATCCACCGAAAAGCTGGTGCCCTTCTGGGGGGATACAGTGAACCCAAGAGCCCTGAGGGTCTTGGCATGCTCTGGATAGTCTACAGCAGATGAAGTCAGTGTTGCTGAATGTGACGACCCATCCCCCAACCACAGCCCCAGAAAGTAAGGATCAAGGGGGAGATCAACGTGCGGGGCTTCGAGAGGCTTGGTTACAGGGATAGCAAATAAATTGCGATCTTTGGTGAACCCGATCTCAGCGAGAACCTTAGTCGCGATAATTCCTGTTCGAGCATAATCCGAACCAACCGGAATACGTCCGTTGGAGGGGTAGAGCCCCGTTGGGTTGAAGGCCTTTGCACACTTGACGTACCAGCGGTGGTCAGCGTCGGCCACAATCTGCTCACCAGTGTCGAAGGTCAGGGTGAAGCACTCATGGTCTTGGTAGACCGGTGAGACGTAGAGCACAGGTGTTGGTTGACCTTGCTCATCAAAGAGCACATCCCCCACAGCGACCTCTCCCATAGTGGTCCATCCTGTCAGTGTGGGGACCGGTGTGTCGAGTGCGAGGGCGAGGCCCACCTGAGAGGGTTTGATGACGTCCATGTTCGGATGCATGTCGTCGACGATGGTCTTTTGAAACGGATACCGGTCGAACGAGAAGGGTCGGCCGCGCAGTTTCGTGTTTGCACAGAGCCAGTCTCCCATGCTCATCGCACTGGAGTCATCGGAAAACCGGCTTCTTAGCCGGTCTACAAACTCGAGGACATAGGGATTTTGGGTCATTTGCACCCTATAGACCAAGTGGTACCAAATATAAAGTGCTATCCACTACAGTGAAGTCGCATTATATTAGCTTGGCTCGAAGTAGGTCGCTGTGTATACAAGTTTTCCAACGTGGAGAACCCGAATGGATACGGCACCAAGACTAGACGACAAGACGAACTGGACTTTACAAGTGATTATGAAGGGTCTGATGCAGGATCCGAAGTATTTGGAGGGAGCTGGTTACCCCAAGGACCTCGAAGACTTCCTGAGCGGCCGCGCGAGCCGGGTGGACGTATCCAATATCGAAGTCGAAGCGCTGGATGTCCCCGCTGAGATCAATTCCCTGTTTCGTGACCTCAAGGAGCAGCGGAACACCTTTGCCGCAAGTGATAGCTCCGAAAAGATGGCCTACTTCCGGGTGGCCACGTCTCTGCTGGAGAAACTTGTGACCCTGACAGAGCGAGCCAACCGGGTTCAGCAGGTCGGGCAGTTCTATTCTCTGGTGCTGGGGGTCTTCGATGAGTTCCTCAGTGCTGATGACATCCTCAAGGTTCGGCAGCGTTTGGAAGGATTTACGGAATGAGCGGGATTTTTGGTGAAGTCGCACCCAAGTACTACTCCCGGGGGCTGCCTGTTATCCCTCTGTACCGGAAGGAAAAGCGCCCGGTGCC